AAGAGTTTATCAGCAATCAGGTCATGAATGGGACCTGGGGCGAAGTATGGGTCGACGATGACTATATTGGCGAGGTCGAGTCCGGGCAGGCGTCCGTAGAGATCACCTACACCGCCATCAAGAGAGTCCGTCACCTGATCGACGGTCAGAAGATGACCGCCATCGCAGGCAAGGGAAGCATTAAGCTTCACCACGTGCGGAGCAACATCAGCAAGAAGATCTCCGACATCCTGAAGTCGGGCAAGACCCCGGACTTTAAGGTCATCATGAAGCTGGCTGACCCGGATGCACTGGGAGCGGAGCGTGTGGCTCTGTATGGGTGCAAGTTCGATAAGGCCACTCTGATGGACTGGGAGGGCGGCAAGAACTCCGAGGAGTCCTACAGCTTCACTTTTGAAGACTGGGAGTATCTCGACTACGTAGAGGCATAACAGGTAATTAAATAAGCACGAAAGGCGGCGCGTTATGGGCAATATTATCAGCATCAAAGAGATGATGCAGATCGACCGGGAGAAGCTGGTCGAGAAGGCTACAAAAGAAGTCAAGGCGAGACATCTGAGCAAGGTCATGGGCAAGTCGGTGTATATTAAGCTTCAGGCTCTGTCCGGGAGCACGTTTGCATCCATCATGCAGATGGCTCAGGGCAAGGACGGCAACGTGGACATTGGCAAGAGCCGCGTGGCGCAGGCTCAGATGGTGCTCCGGGGCGTGATCGAGCCCAACCTCCGGGACAAGGAGCTGTTGGAGTATTTCAACGCACCCACCCCGAAGGAACTGGTCGAGATGCTCTTCCCGGGCGGGGAGCTGGTCGACATCTCCAATCAGATCGGCGTCCTGAGCGGCTTCTTAGACGAGACCGAGGATGTGGCCGAAGAGGCAGACCTTGGTGAAGAAGTAAAAAACTGATTGAAACTGACGGAGACATGGCGGCGATGTATTACCTTTTCGTAAATCACCACTGGCCTCCGTCAGTGTATTTTGATGCTCACGAATCCGACAAAAGGGTGATCCTCGGGTTCATCCGTGCGGAGGTGGAGCATTACAAGACCTTGCAAGACGATATAGGAGGTTGACCACCTAATGGCAGACAAAAAGATAGAAGTCAGGATGCGGCTGGTCGACCAGTTTACAGCATCTTTTCAGAAGACCGTCAAGGCAATGGAGTTCGGCTCAAAGACCGCGCTCAAGTCGTGGAAGAATGTGGAGAACGTGGGCAAGGGCGTTTTTGACGCAGGCAAGAAGATGACGGCAGCCGTCACGCTCCCGCTTGCCGGTCTTGCGGCGGCATCATACAAGACCTATGACTCCGTCGACAAACAGCTCGCGCTGGTCAAGGCGACCATGGGCGACACGGCCTATGCGTCAGCTGATCTGTCAGCAGCCCTGAAGGACGCGGCGGTTAACTCGATCTTCAGCATGGACGAGGGAGCCAATGCGCTCGTCAATTTTGCACGGCAGGGTTGGGATGCGGCGGCGGCGGCTGATATGCTTGCTCCGTCCATGGCACTGGCGGCAGGTACAGCGACAGACCTCGATTTGGTGACCTCCGGCCTCGGCAATACGCTGAAGGCGTTCGGGGCGTCCTCGGATCAGGCGTCGCACTATGCGGACATGTTCACCAAGGCGCAGGCGCAGGCGAACACCAACGTGACCGAGCTGATTGACTCCATGTCCGTCGCGGGTCCGATTGCCAAGACGGTCGGGTGGGACTTCGAGGACATCGCCACGCTGATCGGCGTTTTTGGCGATAACAGCATCTCTGCATCCGAAGGTGCCAATGCTTTGAAGACCGGCCTCCTGCGTCTGTCGGGCGGCAATACGACAGCCAACAAAGAGCTCGATAAGCTCGGCATAAGCCTGTTTGACGCCGAGGGCAACATGAAGAGCATGGTGGACGTCATCGACACCCTGCAGGTGGCGTTTAAGGACATGACGTCTCAGGAGCAGTTGGAGAGCGCATCCAAGCTTTTCGGCACCAATCAGGCGTCTAAGTGGTTGGCCCTGATTAACGGCCCGGGGCTCGATGGACTCACCGAGATGCGTGACAACATTACCGGCGCGAGCGGCGACGCTCAGAAGGCGGCCGACGCACTGGTGACTCCGATTGAGAAGCTCAAGTCGACCTTTGACGTCTTTAAATTCACGGTCGGCGAAACTTCGGCTCAGTACATCACGCCGTTCATCGAGAAGCTGACAGATCTGATCGACAAGTTCAGGAAGCTCTCGCCCGAACAGCAGAACAGCACCATCAAGATGGCGGCCCTCGCCATGGCAATCGGCCCGGTACTCATGATGATCGGCAGGCTCGTGATCTTTGTCGGCAACGTCGGCACGGCTTTCTCCAAATTTGCGAAAGCGGGAAGCATCGTCAAGGGTGCCCTCGCGGCTATTACCGCGCCCGGCTGGCTCGTGGTTGCCATCGTGGCGGCGATCGTGGCTGTCGTGGCGATCTGCATCGCCCGGTGGGATGACCTGAAGGCATGCCTTGAGTCGGTCAAGCCGTCCATCGATTCGATCAAAGAGAAGTTCGACCATATCAGGCAGAAGCTCGAGCCGATCATGCCCGTGCTAGAGAAGGTGGGCAGCGTCTTCGTGGAGATCTTCACGGGCACAATCCTTGTGGCGGTCACCGCCTTCGTGGGCTTCTTCACGGGCGCACTTGACGGCGCGATGAACGCCTTCGTTGGTATCGCTGACATAATCAGCGGTGTGGTTGGTGTGATCGATGGCATCGTTCACGGCAACTGGGAAAAGGTCTGCAACAGCTTCAAGGACATCTTCGTCGGCGTGATTGAGCTGATGACCGCACCGATTGCCACCCTGACCGGGGCGATCTCCGGCATCGGCAGTGCGATTGACGGAGCAATCAAGAAGCTCCAGGGACTCGGCAAGCAGAAGGTCGAGGTGCCCGTGGTCGGTGTATCCGGCGGCGGTGGCGGCATCCCGTCACCGAGAGCCAAGGGTGACGTGTACTGGCGCGGCGGTCTTGTGCAGGTGCATGAGCGAGGCGGTGAGATCCTCGACCTGCCGCACGGCACCCGGATCTATCCGCACGACGTCTCCATGGCAATGGCGAAGGGCTCCGGCGGCGTGACGGTCGCCAAGCTCGCAGACAGTATCGTAGTGAGAGAGGACGCGGACATCGACCGCATCGCTGACAGGCTGGTGCGTAAGATCCGCATAGCAAAATCCGGGATGGGAGGCATGACTTTCAGTGGAAATATGGCTTAAAGGATCGAAGAAATTAAGACTGCCCGTCCTCCCGGAGTCGTACTCCGTCACGGAGGATCAGCAGGTCGAGATCGTGAACGTCAACGCACTCGGCGACATCGACCTCGGCGGCAACCGGGGGCTCGAGAGCATCAGCCTGTCGAGCTTCTTTCCCCGGCAATATGACGCAGGCTACTGCGAGTACAGCAATCTTAAGTCCCCGAAGGAGTGCGTGGAGATCATAAAGACCCTCAAAAGGGAGGGCGTCATCCGGCTGATTATCACCGGGACACGGATCAGGACGCAGGTCAGGATTACGTCTTTTGAGTACTCCGAGAATGACGGCACCGGGGATGTCAATTACAGCATAGAATTCACCGAGCACCGGCAGGTGCCGATTGGCGTGTCTAGTGTGGTTACCCTCGCCGATGCAGACGGTCAGGCCACGCAGGAGCCCGGCGAGGAGTCCAACAGGACGGAGCCGGACACGTCATCCGTGCAGACCTACACCGTCAAGGAAGGGGACTGCCTGTCATCCATCGCCCGGCGGCTGACCGGTGCGGCGGACTGGCGGAGCATTTACGAGCAGAACAAGGACACCATCGGCGGCAACCCCAATCTGATCTATCCGGGGCAGGTGCTGACCATAACGGGGGCAAAGACGGATGAAAGTCAAGCTGTATAAGCCCGGCGGGGCGATCTACGATATCACCGGGGCATGCGCAAAGGAGGGATGGAGCGGATCATGGTCTCAGGCCTGCCGCCAAGCATCGTTTGACTACCTCAATGCCCCGTACGACAAGAGCCTGAGCATTCCCACGGTGGCGGTCGGAGACTTCGTCGGACTGGAGGATGATCGGGAGGGCGAGGTCTTCTTCGGACAGATCTTCGGCACGGAGAAGTCGAGCGCAACCGGCACCATATCGTACACGGCCAACGACATGATGAAGCACCTGCTCGAGTCTCAGGGGCAGTACGTGTTCAAAAACACGACCCCGGAGGCGATCGCCGCGCAGGTGTGCGCCGA